CGGCTGTTGCAAGATTATTACCAGCAAACCCATTTTCAATAACTAGTGGATCTACAACAATAACTGTAACAGATATTAATCACGGAAGATCTACTAATGATACTGTAAGATTTAGAAATGTAGATGGTTCTCCAGGAGGACTACCTTTAACAGCTTATACAGCAGGATCTGGTTTTACAATTACAGTTACATCTACAGATAAGTATACATTTACATTAGGATCAACTCCTACTATAACAGAACAATCAGGAGGAATGACAGTTACAGCAGGACCAGTAACTCTAGACGCATAATGGCATATACTTTAACAAACATTACAGACGATATTAGAAACTACACTGAAGTTGATGACGGTGTTTTAACTCAAGGTGTTATAAATACTTTTGTTAAAAATGCAGAAAACAGAATTTATAGAGAAGTAGATTCAGATGATAACAGACACTACGCTACTTCTAATCTTGCAGTTGGAAATAGATTTGTAACAATTCCATCTGACTTAAGAAGTATTAGATATGTTCAATTAAAAAATACAACTGTAACACCAAATACTCAAACATTTTTAGAAAAAAAAGATACATCATATATGGCAACTTTTTATGATACTCCTAGTACAGCTAGTGGACTTCCAAAATACTATGCTAACTGGGATGCTAATTTCTGGGTAGTTGCACCTACGCCAAATGCTACATATGAAATAACTTTGGCCTATATGAAACAACCAGTAAGTCTAACAGACGCTACAAAAAGTGGTTCTGGAACTTACATGTCAAATAAATATCAAGACTTGCTTTTATATTCTGCTCTTGTAGAAGCATATGGATACTTGAAAGGTCCCGTAGATATGTTACAATACTACGAAGCAAGTTATAAGAGAGCTTTAGCATCGTATTCTATCGAACAAGAAGGTAGAAGACGCAGAGACGAATATCAAGATGGTGTTATTCGTAATAGTATAAAATCACCATCACCATAATAAGGAGATAAAAGAATGGCAAACATAGTACCTGATGCGTTTAAAACAAACCTTTTAAAAGGTGTTTTTAATTTTGATACTTCTGGTAACGGAGGTAACACGTTTAAGTGTGCTTTATATACTAGCATAGCCGGATACAGTGCAAATTCAACTGTATACCAAACAGGAAATGAAGTAAGTTCAACAAATACTGCTTATCCAACAGCCGGAAAAGAACTGACAAATGCAGGTGTAGCAATAGCTTCAAATATTGCTTTCATTGATTTTGATGATTTAACTTTTCCATCTGTTACATTAACTGCTGCAGGCGCTGCTATATATAAATCAACTGGTGGCGGTAATCAGCTTGTACTGGTTTTAGATTTTGGTGGAAATAAAACAGCAACTAACGGAGACTTTGTAATACAGTTTCCTGCTGGAAATTCTAGCAATGCTATTATCAGATTAGGCGACGCTTAATATTAAGGATTAAAAAATGGCTTTTGTATTAAATGACAGAGTTAAACAGACTAGTACATCTACTGGTACAGGAACAATAAACTTATCAGCTTCGGCTGAAACAGGTTTTGAAACTTTTGTTGCTGGTATCGGTGATACAAATAGTACGTTCTATTGTATTTCACATGACGGAACATCTGATTTTGAAGTTGGTATTGGAACAGTAACTGATGCAGGTACTGATACACTTTCCAGAACCACAATTATCTCCTCTTCAAACTCAGACAACCTTGTGAATTTTCAAGCAGGAACTAAAACTGTATTTTGTACTTACCCTGCAAAACGAGCTCCGTCTGCAAGTATGACAGCTACAACTTATGTAACAACTCACGCTTCAACAATTTCTGATTCACAGACAATTGATTCAGGTGTGTTAGCAGGACCAGTTACAATAACAGGAACACAAACAGTAACAGGGACATTGGTAATTATATAATGAGTCAGATAGAAGTAGATAAAGTAATACCACAGTCAGGAACTAATTTACAAATTGGTGAAGCTGGTGATACTATTAATTTAACTACTGCAACTGTAAATTTACCAACTGGTGTTGGTGGAACAGCATGGCAAGCAGTAAAAACTGCTAACTTTACTGCAGTAGCAGGTGAAGGTTATTTCGTAAATACAACAGGTAATGTTATTACAGCAACCTTACCCTCATCTGCAACTATTGGAAACGAGGTTTCAATAATAGATTATGCTGGAACAGCAGATACAAATAATATAACAATTGGAAGAAATGGACATAAGATTCAAGGTGCAACATCAGATATGACAGTAGCAACTGAAAGAGCAGCTTTTACATTAGTTTATGTTGATGCAACACAAGGTTGGTTATTAAAGGACAAATAATATGGCTAATTATAAAGATTTAAGATATGTATTTCCTGCAACTTCGATTGCATCAGGAACATTTGCAGATGCTAGAATAGCGGCATCTAATGTATCACAACACGCGACCTCTTTTGACGATAATAAAATTGTTAATGATATTTCTACTTTAGCTATTAGACAAGCATCTAATGAAAACAAAGGTGCTTACAATACTAACTCAATGTATGTTGATGTATTTCAAGATAGCACAGGAGTTACTGGATTAACTAATGTTCAAAGAAGTAGTGATGAATATATGTCATCTGTTTCGCAAGGTTCAGCAACAGAATTTGATTATAATGGTGCAAGTCCAAAAGCAAAAATTAAAACTAGCAATATGACTGGAACAAATGACACATACTTTGAAATTGATAATGATGGGGATAGTTCAAGAACTGGTACTAAATATGTAATTCCATCAATATCTCTTTCAGGCAATAATTATTATATGCACAATTCTGGAAATACTGGTACAAATGCTTGGTCTATATATGATTTTCAATCTGTAAAACTTTTTGGTGGTAGTTTAAAAATTGGAAAAGTAAATACTTGGGCAGATATAAAAACATTTAGATTTAGATATTCAACAGACAACAATACTTATCATGATTGGGATATGTCTAACACATCTTCTGGTGGAGTAGCTTATTGGTCAAATGGTAATGGTTCATCTGGTGGTGTTTGGCAATCTGGAACAAGTGGTGGAAACATAGTTACATCTCAACACAGTACAGGTGCTATATATGGTTCTATTGCTACTGTAAATGGAGTTCCAAATATTAATGCAAGATATTTACAAGTTATGTATATTGATGAATATTCTGGTACTCAAGACAATGCTTGTGGTCTTGGAATGTTTGCTCCTTATGAAATACCTTTAGTTGCTAACGCAACAGGTTCATTTACATCAAATAATATTACAGCACCATCAAGTACATCTAAAATGGGTGCTATTATTACTTATCAAAACCAAGCAGGTACTAACGCATTAAACACAGATATAGTTTTAAAACTTTCTGCTGATGGTGGTAGCAATTTTTCTACAGCCACACTTACAGCTATGCCAGACTTTGCTTCTGGTATTAAAATGGCAAAAGTAAATGACCTCTCGGTTACAGCGGGGACCCAGCTGAAGTACAAAATAGAATTTGCTAACCAATCTAGTGGAAGTAAAGAAGCTAGAATTAGAGGAGTATCATTACAATATTAATATGAGTGAAGTAAAAGTAAATAAAATAAGCCCAAGATCAGGAACTGGTGTACAGCTAGGAGATAGTGGTGATACTATAACTGTGCCTAGTGGTGCAACATTAACTGGTACACAGAATATTGCAAACACTGCACTTACAGGTTCAGGACAGATCACAATAAACGGTCAGGCAGTGGCCCTTGGTGGATCAGTAACTATATCTACAATTGCTAGACCAACTTATAACTCAGGTCAAAGTTTTACAATTCCACCAACTACAAATACTTCTATAACTATTGCAGGAACTAATTTTCAATCTGTGCCTGTCGTTGAAGCAATAAATTCATCTACAGGTGCAATTACAAGAGCGGTAACTGTATCTTTTTCAAGTTCAACTTCTATTGCAGCTGTATTTAATTTAACTGCTGCATCATATTTTATTAGAATTGAAAACAATGATGGTGGTGCAGTTAGATCTACAAACGCAGATTTAACAGTATCTACTTCTCCAACTTGGTCTACATCAGCAGGATCACTTGGTTCATTTGCTGCAGGGTCAACTATATCTGGATTGAATGTTCAAGCATCATCTGATAGTAATGTAACTATAACTGAAGTAACGTCGGTGTTGACGTCAAACTCAAATACGCCAGCAACGACTATGAATTTAACATTGTCTGGATCTCCAGCAAGCAGTGCAACTTATACAATAAGTGGTACGGCGCCTTCACCTACAAGTGATCAAGCGTACAGCTTTACATTAAGAGCGACTGATGCTGAAGGACAGACCGCTGACAGAGCGTTTAGTATTACAATATCTGTTGGTGCTAATAACTCTGGACAGTTTAACTAGGATAATATTATGGCAAACAGTTATTTAACAAGAACACCAAGTAGTGATGGTAATAAACAAATATTTACTTTTTCTACATGGCTTAAAAGGTCAAAACTTGGAGCTGAAATGGGATTCTTTACTGCTGGTGAAGATGCAAATAGAAATGGTTTTTTTACTATTCAATTTAAAGCAGATGATGCTTTGAATGTTCAATATTATGATGGAAGTTTTAAAAATATAACACCTAACAGATTATTTAGAGATACTTCGGCATGGTATCATATAGTTGTGGCTATGGATTCAACACAAGGAACAGCAAGTAATAGAACAAAAGTATATATTAATGGGGTACAAGAAACTTCTTTTGCAGATGCTGAATATCCAAGTGTAAATCAAAATTTTGATATAAATGAAACTGCTAATCCAATGCAAATTGGAGTTAGGAGAAATGGGTCTGCTGCTTTAGAAAGTTATTTTGATGGTTATTTAAGTCATGCTGCATTTGTAGATGGTACAACTTTGACACCAACATCATTTGGTGAAACAGATTCTACATCGGGTATTTGGAAATTTAAATCACCATCTGGTTTATCTTGGGGTACAAATGGTTTTCATTTAAAATTTGAAAACTCTGGTAATTTAGGTTTAGACAGTTCAGGTCAAACAAATAATTTTACAACTAATGGAAATTTAAAACAAGCACTTGATACACCATCAAATAGTAGTGCTACAATGGCAACTCCTACTTGGTATGATGGAACTATAGCAAATGGTGGAAATACTGTTTCAACAAATCCAACAAATTATAGATATCAAGCATCGTCTCTAGGTGTATCTAAAGGTAAGTGGTATTGGGAAGCAAAACTATCAACTGCAGCTGATTATTCTTTAATAGGTATTACTTGTGATCCAGCTCCTGTTAATGTAGGTACTAATTGGATTTTAGGTTCAGGTGCTTCTGATTATTCAGTAGTCTATAATAATGCAGGTGGTAATGGACACAAATATAATAACGCAGGAACATCACCAACAAATACTCCAGGTGCTTTTATGGGTGGTTTTGCTCAAGGAGATATTATAATGTTTGCTTTAGATTGTGATAATAATACTTTAAAAATAGGAACTAATAATTCATGGTCAAATGGTACTGGTTCTACAAATCAAACTTTTGCTAACACGACAGCTATTTCAATAACTGATCCAGTTTCAACAAATACAGGATATTATTTCCCTGCTGTTGGGGATTATGGTGGTGGTACCTCTGTTTTTGATCTTAACTTTGGTAATGGATTTTTTGGTACAACTCAAATCACTTCTGCAGGTTCAAATGGTAATGGATCTTTATTTGAATATGATGTACCATCAGGATACTACGCATTAAATACAAAAAATATTAACACTTATGGATAACAAATAATATGGCATACGCATCGATTACAAAACCAAGTCTGCACTTTAATACTAAACTTAGTACTGGTACAGGTAATTCACAAGCTATAACAGGTTTAGGATTTAAACCTGATTTAATTTGGGGAAAAAGAAGGGATAATAGTGGACATCATAGTTGGTTTGATGTTGTTAGAGGAATTACAAAAGGTATAGAAAGTAGTAGTAATAGTGCTGAATTTACTTCTACTGATTACTATTCTAGTTTTGATAGTGATGGATTTACAATAGCTGCTGGTTCTGGCGGTGCTGGAAATGGTAGTGGTCAAACAGCAGTTCAATGGTGCTGGAAAGCAGGTGGTAGTCAAGGTTCATCAAACACAGATGGTTCCATAAATACTACTTACACATCAGTAAATACTACAGCAGGATTTTCTATATCTAAATATACAGGTACAGGAAGTAATGCTACTGTGGGCCATGGATTAGGAGTTGCTCCATCTATGATTCTATTTAAAAATTTAACATCCTCAGGTGGAAGTGCAGAACATTGGGTTGTTTATCATAAAGGTATAGCACCTACTAAAGGAATACTTTTTAATTTAACAAATTCAGCAGATACTGATAGTGCATACTTTAATAATACTACATCTACAAATAGTGTATTTTCTATTGGTACAGCAGATAAAGTAAATAAAAATGGTGAAGCAAATATAGCTTACTGTTTTGCAGAAATTAAAGGTTATAGCAAGATCGGGTCCTATATTGGTAATGGAAATAATAGTGGACCATTTATTTACACTGGATTTAAACCTGCTTTTGTTATTGTTAAAAATTCTAGTACAGGTAATTATAGTTGGACTGTAAATGATACTGCGAGAACACCATCTAATGTAATGAATAAATGGTTATATCCTAATTCAAATACAGGAGAAGCAACGGGTTCAAGTTATAACATGGATTTATTAAGTAATGGTTTCGTTTCAAGAAACACAGGTTCAAATACAAATGACAATAATAATAGCTATATTTATATAGCCATTGCAGAAGAACCTCTTGTAGCTAACGTAGGACAAAGTATACCGGCAACGGCTAGATAATTATGAGTAGTATATTAAAAGTAGATACAATTCAGGACCAAAGCGGTAATCTTATCATCAGTAAGGATTCTGGTGGTGGAGGATTTGAAGGTGATTACTTTTCTTCATCGAGTCCAAAAGTATTTACGGTAACTGTTGCAGCTAAAACTGCAGCTTCTCCATATCATAGTGTTGGAAGTTCTAACGGTTATTTCATAAATGGTATTCAAACACCTATCATTGAATTAAAAGGTAATGATACAGGCAAACCATACTACTATAAGTTTGATCAATCAGATGCATCTAATTCTGGTCACCCATTAAGATTTTATAATAACGTATCAAAGCAAACACAATTTACAACAGGTGTAACTACATCTGGTACACCAGGACAAGCTGGTGCACATACAACTATTGCAGTTGATAATGATACACCAAACATTTTATATTATCAGTGTACTAACCATGGTAACATGGGTAATTTTATAAATCATAATTCATCTACAATTAATACAGGTGTATTTTTAAAATTACCAGCAGCTGATGGTACAGCGAACCAAGTAATCTCGACCAACGGATCAGGTACGT